AACAGCACACAAGTGCAATTGTTAAATCTCAATGGCATTACTCAAACACATTCTAAATTAAGTTCAGGAATATATCATCGCGCTGGGGCATTTGATTCTGGCGGTAATGTTTATATTGCTGGCACTCTAACTGGTGGTAGCGGCAATACCTGGATTGGTAAACTCAACAGCACATTAACATCTATAATCTGGCAGAAAGAATTGCGTGATATAGAAGGATGTGGTGTAGATGATGATGCAATGCTATATATGCCTGATGGTAATATTGTTCTGGGTGGAATTCATGGATCGTCGTCTGGTGGTTTTGTAACCAAAATTAATTCAGAAGGCAGTGTTCAGTGGACAACCACACAAAATGGACCGATTCAACAGTTGGCTGTGGATTCCACCAACAACATATATGCCACTGCCACAATTAACGGAAATACAAAATTAACAAAATATGATTCAGTTGGCACAACACTCTGGACTTCAGAGTATTGGAAATTTGCGCCAGGCGAATCAGATACCAATAGAGTGTTCACAACAGAAATAATAGTAGATTCCAATGATTCACCCTGGTTGTCTTTTTATGGACAATATCGTGCTACATTAATGCCTGTCTGGTCAGCTAACGGTGCACCAAAAAATCAATATTCATATTACAGACCCGATGTATCCACCACCGCCAGTTTCAGATTCCAAGACATGACGCCATTGCCTACTGGTAATATTATAGCATCAGGAGGTCTAGTAAATTCTGGCATAATAATGGAAATTGATTCATCTGGAACTATTGCCTGGGTGGGTAACATTGATTCCATTAGTGCCAACACCATTAGTCTAAATCAAGTTGTATTGTCAGCCAATGCAGATATTTACACACAAACTATTATGGACACTGGGGAAACTATATTTGCCCTGGGTAATAACTTTAGCACCACTGGAACTTATAATAATAATGGTGAAACTTATTTAATTTATCCTTATTCATTAAGCCAGGAGGGTGGAAATATTAATTCCAAGACCAGTAGTGTGACTCCTGATACATTTGCTGGCAGTAGCTATGTAACAGGATCAGCCACAATAACTACTCCTATATATCCGTCTTTAAGATATACTCCTATTAAAACTAATCCACCACCCGCTCCACCAGCAGGAATTGATATTGAATACCTGGCAGTGGCCGGAGGCGGTGGTGGTGGTGGTGCTGTAGGTGGTGGTGGTGGCGCAGGTGGTATGTTGACCAGCACCTATACCGCAGTCGCAGCCAGCACAGTCATCACAGTGACAGTGGGCGCAGGTGGTGCTGGTGGTGGTATTTCTGGCGGATTTGCTTCTCCAGGCACATCTGGTGGCAACACAACTATTTCTGGCACTGGACTGACCACTATTACTGCTGTGGGCGGTGGTGGTGGAGGAGCCAGTGCAGCAACGCCTGTAGGTGGTGCCGCTGGTGGTTCAGGAGGCGGTGGATGTTATGACACCACTAACAATGCCAACTTGGGCGGTGCTGGCACTGCAGGACAAGGTAACGATGGTGGTGATGGATCTCCAATAACCTTTCCCTATCCCACAGGCGGTGGCGGTGGTGCTGGAGCCGTGGGTGCTGACTATTCAGGCAGCAATTCTGGTGATGGTGGTGTGGGTATTCAGAGCAGCATTACAGGCACAGCCACATATTACGCTGGTGGCGGTGGTGGCGGTGGTTCAGCACAGGGCGCCGTGCCAGGCGCTGGTGGTTCTGGTGGCGGTTCAGCAGGATCCACGGGCAATGCCAGCGACGCTACAGCCAATACTGGTGGTGGCGGTGGTGGTGGTGGTAACAGTGGTGTATTTGATGCTGGAGATGGCGGATCAGGCGTGGGTATCCTACGCTTGTTGACCAGCCAATACACAGGAACTGTCACAGGTAGCCCAACAGTTACAACAGATGGCAGTTACACAGTGATTAAGTTCACCAGCACTGGCACATATACAGCATAATTTAGGAAACACAAGATGGCACAAAAGTTTACAGAAGTTCGCATACCATTCGCCAAGATGTCATTCAGCCCTGACGTGCCCAGCACGGCACTGGGTCCTAATGAATACAATGACGGCATCAACGTAGAAGCCGATGTTCGTGGTATTCGCAGTCAGGCAGGTGATCAATCCATTCTGGCTTTTGTGCCAGGAACACCCACATATATATCAGGCGGATTTCGTCAGAACGGTGAGTTCTGGTTCATAGTGGCCACAACAGAAGGCTACTGGTGGGCCAGCAATGGTGGTGCCTGGCAGAACATCACACCCAACGGTGGCACTGCCATTGTGGGTTATACACAAGCCACCAACATCACAGAGGCCTGGAACGGCACAGTGGCGTTCTTTAACGACAGCCTAAATCCTCCCATGTTCTTGCCCGATGCACCTGGTGCTGTGTTGGTTATGTATAGCAATCAGGTGCCCCTGTTTATTGACACAATAACAGTGGACAGCCTGACCACTCGTCGTATTACATTTGATACGCCATTGGCTGTGGGCGAAGTTCCATTTCCGGTGGGAACCTACATCAGCATAACAGATGCAGATCCCAGATATTACGATGGCAACAACCTGTTGGTAACGGCCTGTGATAACACTGGTGTGACATATGAAAGCACAGTTACAGATGCTTATGTAACTGGAACTGGTCAGGTGGCGCCACAATATACCTGGAATTACAACCCCAACTGGGTCAACGTCTATGCTAACTTTATGCGTCTGTATAATACTCCTAACGTGGGCAGTATTTTGGTGGCCGGAAATTTAACAGCCACTCCTGTGAGCAATCCAGCAACTACAGAAACTTATCCTGTGACCATTCAATGGAGTCAGGCATTTGGTCTGAACCAAGCACCACTGACCTGGGAACCCACAGTATTGAACGTGGCCAACCAATTGGAAGTGCCCTTACGTGGTCCTGCACTGGATGCTTTTCCATGTAATGGTATGTTCTTCCTGTGCAGCTATTGGGACACAGTGGTGTTTAGTCCCATCAACTATGCCACAACATCAGCACCCATACTGGGCGTCCGATTGTTCAACCAGGGCCGTGGATTGTTAAGCAGCAATTGCTGGGCCAACACCGACAAATTGGTGTATGGTGTTGATGCCCGCGACATCTGGGTATTTGATGGCAACGACTTTCAGGGCCTGGGCAATCAACGTGTCAAGAACTGGTTCTTTGATCAATTGGATCCTGCTCATGTGGATCGTGTGTTCATGGACGTCAACACACAACGTAACCAGATTGAAATTTATTATCCCACTGTAGATGCCATCAACGGCGTGCCCAACAAGATGATCAGTTATCGTTATGACCTGGAAGTATGGAATGCACCACGTGATGTTTCAAGTGCCACAATGACTTGTGAAAGTCCTGTCTGGACCGGCACCACAGCCAACTATGGCAGCAGAACTGTTGTGTATGCTCGTGGTCAATTGAATCAACAGTTAGTGCAGAAAGATCAGGGATTCAGCTGGGCTGATGGCTCAGCCATCGACAGTCGTTTCCGCAGAGACAACATTAAAATGTTGCCTGAGTATTCCGGCAAATTATTAGTGCATCGCATACTGCCAGAAGTAGTCAACATCAGCAACAACGAATTACCTCTGGTGCCCAGTCCGGGCAATTTAACTGTGACTGTGGAAGGTGCAGAAAGTGTGGGATCAGCACCAGCGGCTGTCACAGGCATCACCATGGCCATCGACACCACACAACCCTGGACACAGATCAATCAGAATAGTCATCGTGTCAACAGTATTGAACTCAGCAACAGCAGCAGCACCAACATCTGGATGTGTAGTGCCACCACCTGGCAATATGCACAAACAGAGGATGATCGTTAATGGCCAATAATTCAGAAATAATTAACAGTGAACTGGTATTTGATAATCTAAATTATCTCATGAGCGGGCCCTTGGGTCTGGGTCAGAACTTTTCAGGATTTTCAGCATACACTGATGCCTATCTCACAGGCACCTTTCGTGCTCCATTTAGTGCGCCTATAACCACTACACCAGCACCCCTATGGTATAGCACAGCCAGCATCAGCAACATCACTCCGTTAAATGTAGATCCTGTCACTGGCGAAACCAGAAGTATTGAAGTATTCTTTACAGGTGCGCCATTAGCTGCTGCTCCGTTTACTCAGGGTGACACAGTGGCCATTGCCGGAGTAACTCCCAGTTTCTATGACGATACTTACGACAGCAGCGTATTGACATGTAGTAATACCAGTGTGATATTACAGACAGTGGGCAGTTATGTGTATCCTGCTTATGTGTCAGGTGGAACCATAACTAAAAACAACAGTGATACTATATCAAGCACAGATGCGAATGCTCTGGTCACAGTTTATGGTCCCACAGATCGTGTGTTTGTCAGTGCTCAGTCAGAATTTGATATCGCATATACAGCCAGTGTGGCCAGCGAATTCCGTCTGGTCATTCAGGTCAACAGATACCGGGCTTTCTACAGTCGCAGTCAACAATCCATTCGTTTTGCCCTGGATGCCACTATATCAGAACAAGATTATAGTTACACGCCCAGCACGTCAGGTTCACAATTTGTTCCTGAAACAATATTTGCCAGTGTTATTGATAGTCCCAACTTTGGTTACTATTGGTATATTCTGGAAGTGACATTTGAAGTGGTATCGGGCGATGTCTTGCCCACCACTGTCACAGCAGGATTACGTGGTCTAACAGCACAGGTGGTCAAACAATGATCTACACATCATACGATCCCAGCAATGGTGCCATCATTGGTCAGATCAATGTGGGCGATAAATCCAACATTCCTGCCGGCACCAGTTACGTTGAAGGCAAATACTCAGCAGCTCTGTATTATATTGATCGCAGACAGCCGGTATTGTATCCTGCCAAACCCAGTAACAACACCTGGGTCGCATACACCTGGGATCTGACCACGAAAACCTGGAGCATTAACAACGCACAATCAGCGACTAATGCCCGACGTATTCGTGATGCCAAATTGGTGGCTGTGGATCGTGTCAACCCTTTCTGGTATAACAGCATGTCTGAATCTGACCGAGCAGAAGTTCAAGCATACAGACTGGCCCTGTTAAATGTTCCTGAGCAGGCAGGCTTTCCAGTAGACATTGTGTGGCCCATAAAACCCAATTGGTTATAAACAAATAAATACCAGATGAACAGACCAGAATATCGACAGGAACGGATTGGTGCAGTAATGGTGGATATGTTACCGTTGTTACCAGCACACCGTGCAGAAGTCAACTGGTGGCCTGAAGTGCCACAACAGATCAATTGGAATAGATATCTGCAAGCAACAGAAGCCGGTCATTATAGTCTGACCACTTGTAGATTATCCGGGCAGTTGATTGGATGGATTGGTTATTGGATAGCCCCACATACCAGACATCAGAGTATGTTAATGGCACGTGAGGACTGGTATTATTTGATGCCAGAACACCGAGGTCAGGGCTGGGGCAGAGAATTATTTGTTCAGGCAGAGCGTAATTTGTCAGAACAGGGAGTAGATAGGATTGTGATCAGTTGTAAAGTCAATCACGATCATTCCAGATTGTTTGAAAATCTGGGCTACACAGAATATGAAAGACACTTTACAAAACGATTGGAAGCCAGATGAGATATAGAAATCACGAAAGTATGTTGCCCTTAGGGGCTTTTCAGCGTAGAGCCGGTGGTGGCATGCGTCT